CCACCGCCTGTGGATTTTAGCGTAAGGGGCATATTACACCACCGACCATGTTGAGCCCGAAGGCACAGTGATTGTCGCGCCGCTGTTGATCGTGACGGGACCAAACGAGCCAGCGTTAAAGTTCGTGGGGACCGTATAGTTGGTCGTGACCGTGATGCCGTTCAGGATCAACGCCGTATCCGTGCTGCCGCCTGAGCCCGGATAGACGCTGCCGTCATCATAGCGCTGGATGGTCTTTGCGGCGGCCAAAGTGATGAACACATCCTTGGTGCCAGCCGAAAAGTTGACCGCAGATCCAGCGTTTGACGAGGCAATTACGGTCGTGCGGGTCAGCGTATTGGCCGAAGAGTAGGTTCCAAGCCCAACTTCCCATTCGGCCAAAGTCTGATGCTGCGCGGCGTACCAACACACATCACTGGTCGTCATTACCGCCGAAAACGTCTGATAGCCAGTCGGCGCCGTGCCAGACACCACGAATGGGCTGGTTGAGGTCGTCGTAGACGTATCTCGAACGCGGTCGGCGGTAATGAAAGCCATAAGAGTACCCTATTAGGTAGCTTGGAACACGCCGTTGGTGCCATCGAGGGTCACGGTGACCGTCTCGCCCGAAGCAACCGCTTGGCTGGAACCATAATCCCAATAGGCAACCGGGGTGCTGGTCGTGCTATCCCACAAAATTGCATAACGGAACGTAAAACCGGCGCCCGTAGCAGTCCAAGTGGAGGGGCTGTTCAGCACTAGCTTGTAGGTGCCGCTAGTCTGCGTAGCCGAAGCAACGGTTGCGGTGTTACCGCCAGCCGTGTAGCCACCAGCGGTTGCCAGATCGGTTGTACCGGCCGTGAAAGTCGTGTCGGCAATGTTGACCGTAGCGGCCAACGCGACTTTCCATGTGTCGGTACCTGAATTGATGTTTTCCAGCAGCGGTTCGATAGCCGCCGTATACTTAACATAGGAAGCAGTAGGCATATCTCACCTCACGCCAAGAATTTGAGTTTGTAGAGAGTGGACAGATACAGCCCGACGATTTCGTCGATGATGTTCTGAATAGCAGTGTCCTTCTCGTCGCATACATCGTAGCGGCTATCTTCAATTTCTTTAAGGCTATCCTCAAGAAATTCGACGATATTGCTGGTTTTGCGAGCCGAATGAAGGGCAATAGGCCCAACCAGACCGTGCCGACCCTGATACATTTCAGTAAATGTATCGGCCAAATCTACGATCCCGTCGTAGAACTTGTTAAGCGCCTTGTGCTTGGCATAGCTGCGCGTATTGAGGTGGACCGAATGGGCCACATCACGCGCAAGGAACATACAGCCGATAAATTCTGCCGGTTTCATCGTTACATTCCCATCTGCGAAGGTGCTTGCGGCGCCATTTGCGGCTCCGGCGGCATTTCCTGCGTCTCAATCATACCACGGGGTTCCATACCTTCGCTAGAGGGCATACCGGCGACCAAATCGCCCGTATCGACCGCCGCAGCAATGGTTCCCATGACAATATCTTGGATCTGTTCGGGCGACATGGACGCCTGAACCGCCGAAATGCGCTTGGTTTCGGCGTCGTAAGCCTGAACTTCGGCCTTAAAGCTGTCAATTTGCAGCTTTTGAGCCTCAAAACCTTCCTGCATCTTGCCAATAGCGTCCACAGTCGCGTTAAGCTCTTGCGTGAGCGCGTCAATCTGCTGCTTGGCCATCGCCATTTCAGGCGACTGGTCGGTGCCGTCCATGACCTTGGGGTCAATGATCTTGGAGAAGCGCTTGGCCATCTCTTGCGCGCCCGGCCAATCCATATTTTTGATGAACAGGTCACCAGCGACGGTCCAGAGCTGCGGGTTTGACTGGAGCAGCATCGACATGGCGTCGAGGGCTTCCTGACGCTTGGTCATGTAGCCAGGGCCAGTTGTGACGCACACGTCGTACACACCCACAGACGGGTTGTAGATCTTGTCAATCACGCCGCCGTTCTGGTCGCGGATTTCCTTGACGGGTTCGGGCTGCATGGGGTTGATCTTGACCATGCCGACTTCGCCGTCGAGGCCGACGATACGGGCCACGCGTTCGGTGTCGTAGATCTTGGGGATCAGATCGACTAGCTGGCGCGTGATGTACCGGATGGCTCGCGAGAGGTTGTCGACGTAATGATAAGTACCCGTATCACCTTGTTTTTCACGAGCCAGAATGGCTCGACCGGAGCGCTCGTTGCTTTGCGCCCCAAGGCTACTGTCGTACTGACCCGTGGTGGCCTTGATGTCGTCGGACGCCCCCATTTTAGCTTGAATGAGTCCTGTCTGGGGAAGCGGCGGCGCAGCACGTTGAGGTAGTGGCAGAATAGCGCCTGCGCCGTCAGTGACATCAGGATTAACCTCCAAATACGGCCAGTTTGTCGTGTTGGCCGTTTTCCATTGCATCTCGTAGCCTTCGAACTGGCCGCCATAGCCAATGAAGGGTGCCTTGGGGGCCAGCGCAAGCATCTCTGCTTCCTGACTGACCCAGTAGTTGTACATGCGTTGGGCGTCCTTGGCGTTACGCACAAGGCCCGACACATAGAGCTGACCGTCAACTTCCCATTCGTTGCCGACCACGCGCACGACGGGTATCCACTTGCCCGCCCAGTCGCGCTCTTCCAGCACTTCAAAACCGTTGGTCTTGAGCCACTTGACCTTCTTGCGGTCCACGTCGCGCGAGCGCAGCGGCTTGCCAAATGTCGTCTTCATCTGCTTGTCGAGAGGCGAGTTGTTAAAGGCCGTCAGGTTGCCGGGGTAAAGGTTGAGCGTCTCGCGCTTATGCTCATAGTAAAAATACTCCGCGATGCGGATCGTATCTTCTGAGAGCCACTGGCTTGTGGACTGGTCGCCCACGCCCTGCGTCATCAGCGAGCTGACAGGCGCCGCGTCGGGGAACAGACGTTCGTATTCTTTCTTGGTGATGTCTTCGGTGATAAAGCACCATTCGGCGTCAGACCCGCAGGGATCTTGAATGGTGGGGTCCATATAGACCGAAAACGAGTTGCGTACGCGACCAATCTTCAAATCCTGATCGAAGCTGTTCTCGCGAGTGTATTCCGTCAAGATGCGAATGTAGCCCTCGCCGTAGGTCACCTGATTGTCGCAGGCCGTGTCGTAGGCCACGTCGGCGTCTGAGATGTACTCAATATGCCGGACCATGCCGTCAAACACTTCGGCCACCGCGATGTCGGCCTTGTCGTCGGCGGGAATGACCTTGCCTGTCGGGCGGTTCTGACGCTGCTCGTTCGTCACCTGACGGACGTGCTGCGGCAGCTTGTTGATGGTCAGGCACGGACGCGCGTTGATCGTTTGGCCCTGCACCGACCCACGGGTCGCCAGCACGTCGGCTGGCCACTGCCATTGGTTGTCAGGCGAGCCCGCCATGAAGCGCAAATCGTCCAATTCGTCTTCGCGGCTGTCCGAATAGGCCGACAAAGCCATCGTGAACCGCGAGCGCATGGTTGCGAGGCGGTCAGTGTCGTCGGCTTCGGAGACCTTACCGGCGCTTTCTACATCACTCGCGGCCATTATTTGCCCTTTTTAGCGGTCTTGGCAGACTCACGAAAATCTTTGGCTGTAGGTGCTCCTTTGGCGCCTACTTTACGCATCTTTTCACCAGACCCAGCGGCGATGCGCGCTTGTTTGGCGTGAATGTTGGCGTACAAACCGGGCTTTTTCATTTGCAGTTCCACCGTTTCATGCTGGCTTTAGCGCGGTCTGCGTTCTTTGAATTAGCTACCACACCACCCATGCGAGCGCAAAAGGATTTCTTGCGGGCTGCGTCCGCATCTGTCTTGGGATGCGGCGCAGGCGCTTTAAGATGAGAGCCCGTTTCGCTATTGTACTTGGCGCGGCCTTTAGCCGTTAAGCCCGCGCCTTGTTTGGTTGCCAGCTTCTCGCCGCGACCAATAGCTAGAGAAACACTCTTCTTAGCCATCACTTGCCCTTTTTAGCGGTGCTAGCCTTGGGTGCGGCTGCGCGCTTGGTAGCATACGCAATCGCAACCGCTTGTTTGATGGGCTTGCCAGCGGCGACTTCCGCTTTGATGTTTTTGCGGAAGGCGTCCTTGCTAGTGGATTTGACGAGGGGCATCTTACTGACCGTGGATGATGGAAAAGTTCATCACGACGGCTTCGCCCAGCGGGCCAGCAGTCATGTTACGCAGTGTGAGGACAGCCGAACCAGTCGTCATGCTCGACACATAGGTCGTATACGCGCCAGCAGTGCCGCCGCCCGATACGTTGAGAACAATCACGTCTTTAGCGCTAATCAGCGAGTTGTTCAGCGTGAACGACACAGCGGTGGCAGCGGCTAATGAAGCGTTGTTCATCGTGATCTGACCCGCCGACTTGTTCAGCGTCACGGCGGTGGACTTGCTGGTCTGCTGCGTGACGGTGCCTTGAGCGTTTGCAGTGTAGCCAATCTGGCCGTCAGCGAAGATGTAATCGGAGCCGATGATGTTCTGATCTTCAAATGCAACGCCGATTGATTTTGAATTAGCCATGTCAGGCTCCCATCCAAGAAGTTGGAATTCCACCGGCAGAGTACCCCCTTCTGGGGTTGCGGTCAACATATTCGCGGTGGGCTACCGGAAAGGCAAACGTCACCGCTATGGCGTCGGCTGCGTCGGGCGAGGCCAGCCCACGGGCCTTCATGTCCTTCTTGCTTTCCAGATAGATGGTCCCCTTGCTGTCGGGCTTCATCAGCGGCCCGATCAGGTCGTTCTTCAGGAACCGGTCGTTGGGGATGCTTGCGCTTTTGAGCCACTCGCGCAGTTCGCCCCACATCTCCGCGCGCTTGTTCCCCCACATGAGCGGGTTCTTGCTCTTAGACCCAAAGTTGACGCCCCGGATCTTGTACCGCTGCTCTTTCAGTCGGTCCACGATCCCGGCCCCCAGCCCACCCTCGTCGATGACGACCAGCGCTGGCTTGTACTCCTCAATCGCCTCAATGACCCGTCCCACGACTTCCATCGTGTCGTCGCCCTTATACTTCTTGATGGCCACGATGTCGCGCCCCTGCCGCACGGCGATGACCGTGCTGTCTGAGCCAAACCGCGCCGGGTCCACGCCGATGACTAGCGGCGCCGATTGGTCTTTCCACCGTGGGCGTTTCATGGCCTCGTCCACAGTCGCGGACCCAATGAACTGGTCGTCCGATGCGTTGGGGAACTCGCCATAGACTTCGACGTGGGCCTGCGAGGAGTCGGCGCCGTACTCGTCAATAATCTGTTGATAAACCTGTTTGTCGGTCCCTTCGACCGACCGGGCGTCCACGATTTTGTTTTGCCAAAACTCCCGCTTGGAGTTAAAGCACTCGTAAAAATACCCGCTGTTG